GGTAGTTGAGTACCGCTTCAATCTCTTGTAATTGATTGAAGCGATATTCAGTAACACCGGGAAGGTTAGCAATGTTCTTTTCAACATTGCCATATACCTTCACATCGGCTTTAGCAGAAATCATTTCATTTTCATAATGAGTAATGAAATCTGGGATTACTGATAAGTCAGCGGTGATTCGTGAATACCAATGCATTAATAGTAATCGTCAGTGTCCTCTTCCTCATCCTCGTAGTAGTCATCATCTTCTTCGTCATACTTGGCAAACTCGTCACCAGGTTGTTCGATGAAGTATGATACTGCTTCTTGAATGGCAGAGTCTCGTTTAAAGGTTGATTTAATTTCAGATGGTTCGTAGTCATTGTCTACTAGATAATTAACTAGCATTTCTGCTGCCTCATCTAGGTCGCCTGTTTCAAGGCTAGGACGTACTACTTTCCAAATTTCATGAATCAATGATAAACTCATTCTGTGGGTTGCTCCTCTTCTTCAACGGTCACAGTACTTAGTTTATTTTCTCCACGTGCTTGATATTCTACCATAACACGGTCTAAGCAACCATCATCATTACGCTCCCAACCCTTGCGAAACTTCTTAATAATCTCGCCATCGTTAGTTGTGTAAACTAGACTGTTGCCTTCCTTATTCAATAATCCTGCCTTCTCGAAAAGATCAAGCAATCCTGAATATGGATTCATACCTGTGCTATATGGAATCTTAACTTGCACACTTTCGAAGGGCTTTGCGTAACGTGTTTTCATTACCTTACAAGCACTGCGAATACCTAGTACTTCGCTGACCTTGTTACCTTCATCATCTTCCTTAAGTTTCAACTTCTTCATTGCGACAACAATACTTGACGCATAAATGAAGCCTTGACCACCTGAGATTTTATCATCAGGGTCAAACATATCTTGACTAGCATATGTGTGATTAGTAGCAACAAGACCAACATTATGTGATCCGAACATATTTACACAATTTCTTACCAAAGACGTTAATGCCTTAGGCTTACGACCCATGTCACCCTTCATGTCACCTGCTTCAAACTGATTAACATCAGTTGGAGTTAGCAACATACCAAGACTGTCAATGATGAATAGAACCTTAGGGCGCTCGCCTTCTGGCATTGCCTTATAGCCCTTCATGAATTCACTGATAGTCTTAGCAACGTCATCGATCATTGCCATGTTCAACTTAAGCAACTTATCTTCATCAGTTGATACACCAAGTGCCTTCAACCAATCTTCGTCAAGTGCGTTTTCACTATCAACTAGTACAACAAAGATGCCTTGTTCTTGTGCATGACGTACTAAGTTCCCTGAACAGATGTATGACTTTCCTGATCCTGACTCTCCGGCAAAGACAGTAACTTTGCCAAGAGGTACGCCTTTATTAAAATCACCAGAAATGAGATAATTGAGTGCATGATTACCTGTACTTACCCAGTCTGTCGGGTCATTAAATCCAATACTAAGACCGTCGATAGCCTTAGTGATATCCTTACGGAATTTACTAATATCAAATGGCTTTGCCATGTATTCTCCTATTATTGTGCGATTTTTCTCTGATTCATTCTATCAGAATATGAAACTTTATCAAGCAATTCGGGAGAGTTGTCCGCCATGCGTTCTAGTTCATAATCGCTAGGAAAGTGGCGTAGTGCGCCGCGGGCACGGTCTCTGATAATGCTTGGGACCCTAGGTGTCTTACCTGGATCACAAAGTTCTTCCAGTAACTTCTTACCTTGCTTTAATGCGCGGTATCTTTCGTCTGGTAGTGTCATTAGAATTCTCCTTATCCAAATGGGGGAGGTTTCCCTCCCCCGAAGCCAGATTAGGCCTTATTGTTGCGGGCACGAATCATTGCAAGAATGTCCTGTGCCTTATCGCTGTTAGTTGTCTTTGGTACAACTACTGGATCAGAAGTTTCGAATGGTGCTTCATCATCGGCTGATGCACTAGCGACTGGAGCCTGTACTACTGGAGCAGACTGTGCTACAGGTGCAGATTGTGTTGCACCTTCAGGTACTTCTAGTCCATATGGACGATAGTAAGCACCCCACTTATCAGGATCATATGGACGACCATCTACTGATGCTTCGAACATTTCCTTGATAATGCGTAGTTCTGCTTCGCTTGGCTTCTTTGGTAAGAAGTCTGCTAGATTAAAGAGACCATGAGCCTCGATTGCGGCCTGCTCAACTTCAGTGAGTGGGCTTTCTTTACGTGCCCAGTTACTTGTTGAGTAATCTGCATACCCGCCCTTGCTGGTCTTCTTAATATTGAAATCAAGACCATGCATATAGTCAGTTGGGATATTTTCCATTTCAGGATCCATCAATGAACTCTTAATGATAGTAAAGATTTGTGGACTGATAATGAATCTGCGAATTGGGTTAGCAGGAGTCTTGTCATCACCTAGTGGGTTTGCACGAACAAAGCCCTGGAAGAGATAACTACGCTTCTTCCAATACTTGTTCGCAAGTTCCTTAAGAGTGTCATCCTTGTACCAAGGACGAACCTCTGCAAGAACAGGACAGTTGTCACCATACATTTCTACGCACGGGACTTGAACTACTGTCTGCTTGACATTAGGATCACCCTTAACGCCATTGAATGGCAACTTGATGATTTGACGTTCTACCCAAAAGAATGTGTTATTTGTATCTGCATCAGGAAGTAGACGAATGGTAGCGATTGTACCTTCAGTCATATTCCAGTGGGGATAGATTGCGTTATCTGATTGTGCGCCTGATGCGCCTTTTTGTGCTTTGTTTTCTTGTGCCGCGATACGGGCACGGATTTCTGCTAGACTTGCCATTTTGTTTTCTCCTTTAAAAAATGCCTATTTTGAGCCTAAATGTGTTTTGTATATCGTTGTCGGAGACAACTAACACAGTATCAAGTATATACAACACTTGATGCTATGTCAATAGTATTTATGCCGGATATGGTAAACCGCACGTTTTAAGTGCGGTTTTTAGTAAACTTAATTACCCAATAAACGTTTTAGATCATCTAGCGGATCACGTTCAATTGATTCGCTAGCACCAACTAATTTGCCTACTGCACCTTTTGGTCCTACCTTCTCGGTTGGACCTAATTGACCTACACGCTTTTGATTAGCGTCTAAACCTTCAAAAGTATCAGCATCACTGTCACCGTAATCTTTTTCAATACGGTCCATCATGCGATCATAGATTTCTTCAAAATCATCATCAGGATGAAGTCTATGGTCGATAGAGATATCATCATACATATCTTGCAAAATTATTTGTGCTTCGGTGCCTAGTAAGCCGTTGATGCCATCCTCAATCATGTCGTAGCCATCATCACCTGCGGCTGCGATTTTAGCAAGAGTTGCTTCGCCTTCAGTGCTAAATCCTTCGTTAACTTCTTCACCTAAGCCTGCACCAATCTTAATTAAACTCATTGCTAAATCTGCAGGACTTTTATCAGAAATTGATTCTTTGTCCTTAGGTGTTTTATTCATCAATCTAGAAATAGCATTATCAGTAGATGCTGTAGTTTTAACATCCTTAGACTTATTCATTTGATCAATTGTAGATTTAATCTCATCTCTTTTTTTGATCAATTTTACCTTAACATCTAAATTCTGTTCTGCTTTAATTTTTTGTTCTAATTCTTTTAATTTATCTGCAAGTTTATTTGAATCAGTTGGTTGTTCTGCTTCACCAAGACTTGCTGTACTGTGCTTAATGTCTGCTAAATGTGCATCAATACCTGCTGTATTCTTCATGCCCCACTTCTGTGCGGCTTTCTTTGCGGCTTCATAACTTGAATTAGCGTGACATTCAAATCTGCCCTTCTTAGCATGTAAGCAAATATAAGGACGGCCTTCACTTGATTCTTCTTTAATCAAATGTGATTTCATTTCTTCTTTAGACTTTCCATATTTCTTATGAAAATTCTTGTCATCCATGTTTTCAATATCGATTTCTAATCTTCTATTGGCTTGCCATTTAGGACTAGTAACTTTGGTACCAGCCTCATCTAAATCAAATGCGGCTAAGTTGCTTTTTTCTGTTGACTGATTGTGACCTAATGTTTCTGCACCAGGTGCTTCATCAAGCATTTCATCAGCAGGAACTGCTAAACTCTTTGTAGTAGAATCCATCTTTTCACTGATGATATCATTTGCCCAACTTTCAAGTGCAGTTACTTCATTCATCTCACCTAAGTTCTTACGTAGGCGTGATAGAATTGGCATTACACTTTCAATACGTGGATCAAGTGTTTCTTGAACAAATAGTTCATTCAAGTTTTCATCACCATCTGTTTCCATTAGTGTTGGAGTATAACTTTCAAAGTAAGCATTGTATCCACGATGACCACGCATCTTACTTAGTGACTCACGTAATTTATTATAGTGGTTGATACCTTCGTTGACTAGTGCTTGCGCTGATTCGTTGAATTGATTATTTCGTGTGGCACGAACGAACCCTGCCATTTTGTTATACTCTTCACAAAGACCCTTGATATGGTTCCAACGTTCATCATTTGGAACTCCACCTTCGGCCAAATGTCTGGCATAAACTTGTGCGATGCCTGGACGGGTAGTAGGGGCAAGAATTCTTTCACCTTCTGTATTCTCCAAAAAGATTTTAGCAATATTGCGATAACGCTGTTCGCCCTCTTCAATCTTACGATTGTGTTGTAGAATAATTTTAACAGTGGGAACACTGTCATTGTAACTGGCTTGCTTGCCCATTGGGTAATAACCCTCGCTGATTTTTTCTTTCATTTTTACGTATTCCCTTTGTCGCATGTCATCACTAAGTCTATCTTTGTTGGCTAGTTCAAAGTCAAGTTGTTTTCTTTGTGCCCAGTTACTTAAGTGCTTTTTAAATCCTGACCATGAATCATCATAATCTACGCCCGGTGTTCTACCTTCAGGACTGTCTTCAATATCGTTGTCATAGTAAAGAATTACTTTACTAGCATTGTCAATGGTTGCCCAGGCTTTACCATAACTTTCACCGTCTTTACTAAAGACGAATTCCATAACGTCTGCTTGCTGTGAAGCGGAAACGTCCTGATTTCTAGCGTTTTTAGAAACAGGTTTATAACCTCTAGTCTTTAAGAGGTCGTATAGTTGCTTGTTAAATGATTCATTGTCTAGTGCCATAGTAATATTTAGTCCAATGCCGTTAACCTAATACAGCAAAGAAGGGCAATGGAGCAATAATGTCCTCATGGTCACGAATTTGACTCTCTAAATCTCCGTGATAGTCTGCTAAATGCTGTAAAATACGCACTACTAATAGGCTGGCCATTACTAAATCGTCAGTGTCTCCAATCTTAGCCGCATAACTTCCCCCACTAGCAACAAATGCTTTCAATTCACTAATCAATGCTCTACTGTGAATTGTCATTTTCTTGCTTTCCAGTAGGGTTTTAAACTTAGCACATGCTGTTAATTTAGGCTTCTGTGTAGTATTGAATCCTCTGCGCTTTTTACCCGGCTCAGAAAGAAAAATTCCAGGAATATTACTTTCTCCGTATTCGTTCAATGATATTAATGCGGCTTCGCCAATGCTATTATTTTCTAGTGAATAATAGACATTGTTAGGTTCACCTGTACACTCTACAATATATTTGTTAATTTGTGCCATCAGTTTAATTTGAGTAGGAATATCTGTTTTGTTATGTTTCCACTCACCTACTTGCGTTGTAGTGTTTGCTTCGTAAATCTGAATTGCGGCATTGTCACCACCTGTACCTAAACTAGGATCAAGTGCAGTAACATATATGTTACCCTTAGTAGGTTTCTTATACCAACGTACTTGTCCCATACGTTGAACAGGCTCGATGCCCTCAAGTTGAATTAATGTGTTTGGATTAATCAATGTCTCGTCGGCAATAATGAATTCGCAACCAATCTCTCGGTTAAAACGATCCTCACCAAGTTGTGCCTTCATTTCTGCCGCCCACTTTTCATCACGACCGGGCTGTTCATTCCAATATGCACGATAAGGACGGAAACCATTAATACCTAATTCTGTAGTATTACCAAACTCATCTTCAGTTTTGTTAGCACCTTTCCAAATCAATGCAAACTGATCTTCGTCACTGTTCGGTGTGCTTGTGATAATCGCCTTACCACCAGTTGATAATGTAGGAGTAATAGCAGTCCAAAATTCTTTAGCAATACTTGGTCTAACGAATGCAAACTCGTCCAAATATAATAGTGTAATAGACATACCACGACCTGTATTTTCAGTAGTTGTTGCTGATACAATACGACTACCATTCTCAAAGTCTAATGAGCCTTTATTGTATGTTGTCACACCTGCTTTAATATGATCAGGACAGTTTTCATATGCATAACGAATACGTTGCATAATTTCTTGTGCACCAGTATACTTGTGTGCCGCAACTAAGATGGTGCTATCTGGGATAAACATAGCATACCAAAGCAAATAGCCTGCCGCTGAAGTTGATTTACCACTCTGTCGAGGCATCAAACTAATACTATAGCGATAGTTATGATATGTATGAATTAATCTTTTCTGATAATCCCATGGATGATAGTTCATGCTTCCCTTAGTGGGGTGCTGAATCATAAAAAAGTTATCCATGAAGTATAGATAACCGGTGTCAGGATCACAACACTTGATAAAATCCTGTAATTCTTTATCCGTCTTAAAGACAGTTTTTGTGTATGGATCCTTAACTAAGGAAGGTGTATTGCCTTTACTCATAGAATTATTTATTTGGCAATAACCTAATTAGGTTATTTCTTGCCATTCAATACTAGCATACACATCTTGGTTAGTACCAGTAGTGGCCATCATAATAACATATTCATATACTGTGCCAGTAAACGAATCACGTTCAAGTTGATATTCAAATCCAAATGCTTCCTGTGTGGGTGCTGAACTACTTTGATTACTTGAATTAATAAATGATTGTTCGGCAATGTCACCACTTACTAATGCTGTAGGTGCAAGATTATATTGAACAGCACTATCTGCCGCACTGTCTACCCATGTACCACCTGATGTGATTGCTCTTTTATAAACACGGAATTGAAATATGCTTTGTGCCGCCGGTACTAATGAATAGTTGATAGGGATAACAACTGCATCTAGCATAGTGCTTTTTAGTCTTATTGCTATTACTGGTTTAAAACTTTGATCGTTTGGTAATCTAACTGGGGCAGCCAATGTATGTGAAGCCGCTCTTGGATTACCTGATCCTGATAATTGAAAGCCACCTTCACTAATAACACTAGCACAAATCTGTCTCATTAAACTTGGACTTGCAGTTGCGCCGGTGTTGGTAATTTCACAACGCAACGGCAATACGGCAGTTGTCATATATGTTGTAGTGTTATCAGTAGACGGAGTGCTTACTGTGTTTGCGTGATTGAATGTGTGGCAAGTGATGTAAATACCATCGATGATGAATCCCACTCTAACACTACCAACACCCAACCATTCAATATCACACCAAAAAATCTGATCTAATGCAGGATCTAGTGTAATGCCGCTTGGGTTGTTTGCACCACCTGCGCCATTTAATCTGTCACCATTCCATTGGCTTTGCGGAATTCTATCTTCAACAAGTGTACCTGTGCTACTACTTCTAATTACCATATTGAGAGTAGTGCCAGCAACTTCAAAGTATATACCATTATCTTCACCGAAGTAACCAATTCGTTGGCGAAGATTTGCTTTAGGAGTACTCATACTGAATGAAGAAAGAACTAATAAACTCTTACCTGGCTGATAAGGGAAAGTCTTCGTTGTTTCTCTTTGAATACTATCACCTACACCAGTTGAAACATTAAGTTCATAGGTGCTTGAATCTGCACTATAGACTACACTTGATGTTCCTACAATGTTAGAACTAAACTGTTCGTGGTCATAGTATCTTGCTTGAGTATCATATATTGTGTATGGGTTGCTAACTCTAAGTCTGCCGAATGCGTCTGTTGCTTCATCAGCAAATGCTACAGTAGCAGTACCAGTAATGCCTACGTTACCTTCAACGATCCAAGGATCAGTACCCTGTGTAACTTCAACGCTATTGTCAATGTTTACATTACCAGTAACGTTTGCGTTGACATTACCTTCAACAATCCAAGGATCAGTTCCTTGCAATACAGTAACGTTACCTGCATCAATGTTAATATTACCACTGACGGGCATTGTGTTGCCGGAAATATCGATATTTCCAAGTTGATCTACTGTAATATTACTAACGATAACGTTACCAGCAATAGTGACGTTGCCACCTACAATACTTGAGCGGATATGTACCTGACCAGTTACGGAATCAAGTTCTAAGGCCTGCGTGATATTACGTAAATACCAGGGACTTACATCGGTTGGTTCAGGATATGCCATAAAAATACTCTCATAAATGTTATTCTATGAGAGTATTTATGCGTTTTATAGATTACTTAATGTCTAGAGGTCTTGCTTTTGTAGCAACAATACAATAATACTTTTCTTTAACTGATGCAGTTTCGCCGTCTTTACCAGTTGGCATATTTAAATCAAATTCAAAGTTGTTAAACTGTTCGATATCAAAGCCTGTACGCATTAACAATGCGGCTAACTGATTGGCACCTAAAATGCTATAGTGATTGGGATTGAATTCGTGCTTACGTTCGCAATCTGGAGCAGGAACTTCAATATAAATCTTAGAACCCTGCTTCAATACACGATTATATTCCATTAAACTAAAGATAGGATATGGGCTATGCTCTAATGCATGACGTAAAAAGATGAAGTCTACACTTTCATCATAATATCCATCTTTTTGTGGTAAGAAACTTAAGTCATACTTCTTAATAGCATGACCCTTACCCTCACAAATAGCGATATCGCCCGGGCTAAGTGTTACACCATGAACATTAGTGTATTCACGATCTTTCATTTCATCTAGGAAATAACCAGGACCGCATCCTAGATCAAGAATATGTGCATCTTTGGGAAGATTCAACGGATCAATGTATTGCTTTACAACTTGTGCCGTTAGATTTTTGTGAAACTGACTATCACCTTCATCATAGATATGTGCAGTGTATAGCCATTCATTGTAGAATTTTAATTTGATTAAATCAAGTGTGGTATTGATATCGATTAAGTTTTGCATAGAAGTCCTGTGTTTTCTTAGTAATACTTATACTACAGGACTGTGTGAAAATTATTTTTTGTAACCCTTAAAAGGTTTAACCGGGCTTTTGATATTGGTGTTAGGAAGTTCATCACTATCTAAATCACCATGATTCAAGTCAGTATATGCTGTGCCCATAGCCTTATATGCTTTCTGAAGCATGCGTTGTTCTACGTCTGTATAAGGGTGTGCAGTGTTGAATCTACCGGCCCAAGATTCTTGGTCGATGACAGGGTCAATTTCCCCATCTGTACATGCCAATGCCATACCCAAACGGTTCATTTCATAAGTTCTGTCGAATCCGTTTGGATCACGAAACTTATGCATTCCTTTACTAGCATACCTTTGACGTTTGGTTAGTTTAGCGGCTTTATAACTTTCGCTAATGAATTCACTGGCTCTCATCTCTTATATCCTTTAAAGGCTTTGATAGGAGATTTGTCAGAAGTATCATCCATTTCGTCACTGCCGGGGGTACTCGCTAACTTTTTACCACTCTTACCAACTTTTCCTAATGCTTTATCAATAACTTTGCCAAGGTCTCTATCAAACTCAGACGATACTATTTGATGTTCGCCCCAAGTGCTTTCTGCTCTAAACTCAGGCTCATGACCGTCCATAACACCGTCATCATGACCTTGTTCACTTCTAACTGCGGCAATAGCAACACCAAAGCGATACAAGTCATAAAAGTCATTGTTTTTTAAATCAGGAATAACATAGGTATTAGGTAGTGCTTTACTTGCTACCTCTAATCCATCATGTACTTGATCCAAACGTTGTTCGGTAATGAATTCTCTGGCTCTCATTATTAATCTTCTGTAGTTAGTAATTCATTGTTTTCAGTAGTCATTACTGAATCAACATATCCATCAAGAGCCAAATCTAGTCCAGGAACGGCTGTGCCTACAAACATGACTTGTGATGACACAAAGTGAAATACTGATGACGAAACTAATGGTGAACATAATATGCGTACATTTCCACCTGCAACATCCATATCATATGTTGCTAGTGCATTACCAAAAAAGGTAGTACCATAACCAGTGAACTTTACTGCATCTTTATCATTGTTAATCTGCGCATATAGTTGGATTGTCTGACTATCATCAGTTCCTGGATCGTCACTTCTGATATAAAACTGACCCTGCGTAAATGCGTTTGCGGGTGTTTCGAAAATAACTTGGTCTGCTGTATTACCTACTGTGTAAGTATTACTTGTGTTAGTGAATGTCGCAAATAGATTGCTAAAGTTATTATTGATCTTGCCAAAGGCAACACGTAACGGATCACCTTCACCATCGTTGGGCAATGTGCCGATATTAATAATTTGTTGTGTAGCCATATTAATCTTCCGTCGTTATCTAGTATTTATCAAACAGAAGCCCGAAGATTACTTAGTGGCCTGCTCAAATAGTTGTTTTTGAGTCTTAAACCACTCTACCCACGCTTTGTTTTTACGTGAGCATTCATGATATTGAACCATGTTTTTAACGTCAGTACGCATTAAATCGCTTAATTTAGCACCCTCAGGGAGTGTTTGTAACGCCGGGCAATCCTCAAGTAATGTATCAGGAGCAGTGGGAAATTTAGGGGCTACAGGAACTGCGGTAGTTGCACATCCTGCAAGAAAAACGAATGGAATGAGGATTAGTTTTTTCATTGTGAAACCCTCGGAGGCAATAACATCTTATGCTCTTTCTTCTCATCAGTTGGTTCTGCTTTTTTATCTTCTTTAAGATTAGTCGCAGTACCTAATGTGGCTGCTTCATTATAGACTTTAATCACATCTTCTGGAATGACACATTGATTGTCGTACTTGACAATTTCTTTGTCAACATATCTAATAATGTCATCACCTTTTTGGCGGATAACTCTAGTATCTTTAACAATCTTTTCAACAATTTTGGTGTTAGTTTCTTGTGACTTTGCTTCTGCTTTTGCTAGATTGGTTTCTAGTTCTGCAACTTTAACAGCAAGTTCTTTCTTGTGTGCTAGTCCACCTTCAAGATAGATACCAAAGGCCAAAATGATAACACCCACAATCTGTGCAGGTGTTTTGTAAGTATTGATCACAGGAATCATTCCTAAGAATGTTGCTCCCAAGAACAATAATAAGCCGGCGAGAAACACCAGATGAACGAATAAATCAGGAAAGAATGTTAGTATCCACATAGCAGTTCTATTTAGTATAGAAATCCCGAATTTTTCCTGCTATGTACTCTACTTCGGCATCTTTTAATTCAGGATAGATGGGCAAACTTAATACCATGCGACTTAGCATTAGACTAGTGCTAATCATGTCTGGGCTAGATAAGTTTCGTGCAACCATTAGTTCGCCTATAGTCTTTTCGTAATGGATCTTAGTTTCGATTCCGTCTAAGATTAAATTGCCATGCAATCTATCACGTTCTTCTATAGCAATAACAAACTTCTGATCGGCATGTTTTAAGAAGCCATCACTCAAACAACGAATAGGTAAGTCTTTGAATTGTTCAATGTAGTATTTACGAATCTTTTCTCTACGTGCTTGCCATTCATCAATGTATTTGCTACGTACTAATAGATGTGCGCAATCAAGTTCGCTCATCTTACTGTTGGTGCCAGTATAACAGTGTTCCATCATTTTGCCGTTGTTTCTGTAATCAACTGCATAACGATATAGGTCCTCGTCATTGGTAACAATTGCACCACCATTACCACTACTAGGTAAGTTCTTAGTAGGATCAAAACTGATAGCCATACCTAAACCAACATTACCCTGTGCAACAAGCCAGTGCTGGGCACCGTCTACAAATACACTAGCACCTAATTGATTATCGTGTGTTGCACCATACAAACCTACAAAACATTTGTAACTGTTGTGATGTTCTGACATGTCAAGTAACCCGTTCTTGTCAGTATCACCAATACGAATGTCCCAACCTGCATTGATGAATGCATTGAGAGTTGCGGGATATGTGATGTTAGGGACAGTTACTTGCGGTATAGTATCAGCATGTTTTGTTAGTTGATAGCGAGCCATTATCTCTAATGCTTGTGTACCACTGTGTACTGTGATGGCGTACCAAGTACCGCAATATAATCTAAGCCACTCTTCAAACTTATGAGTAAAGGGACCGCTGATTAAGCATCCGTTACGCAATGCCTCATCGGTTGCTACTAAGAGTTCCTCTCTTAGATTGTTATACTGTCTCTTAAGACCAAAATGCGGAATCTTAAACATTCTTACTCACAATCTCATATAACTCCGGGTTCACCAATTCTAGTTTAGTATTTCTAATATTATCTAATGCACTGTTAAATTCTAAAAAGTCTTTTAATTGAAGTGGATCAAAATTATCTTCATAGCATTTCTTTTTTAGTGCCTGCATTGCATCTTTAAATTGCACTGACTGATATCTACATTTATCCATCATCCACAAATAGATTTTCTTATAGCAATCTATTTTATATTGAGTGGGTAAGTAAATCATGTTAAGATGACTAGGCAAGAACACAAAGCCGGGACGAATATCTATTACCTGTCTTTTATAAATTCTATTAAAATTTTCTAAGTATTCAAACAGGTCAACTAACTTATTCAAGTTTAATGACTGTATTACAGGACCTGCTCTCAACTTTATATTGTTGTTTAGTGCAATCAAATCTTTAATAGTTTTATCTACATCCGCAAATACTGTAGGATATCTAATATAGTTATCTAGTTCACCTACAGCATCAATACTCATTTGAATAATGACTTTATCAAACTTAGTTATAAGATCATAAAACTTAGGATTACTATTAGTTAAGTTTGTATTGATAATCAATGTAGTTACTTTGTTTTGTCCTACATCGATCAAACGCTGTAAAATGTCATAGTTCTTTTTGATTACTGTTGGTTCTCCACCTGTCATATACAAAGTAACAACATTATTCAATTGACTATTGATATTATTGTCAAACGTTTCAGTGTTGAACCAATCTATATTTTTGTTTTCACTATTAAAGTAAAACTTACCTAGACTAGGGTTCTCATTAAGTTCTTGTTCAATCAAACTACTATTTGTAGGGTTACACATCCTACATTTTAGATTACACAAGTTACCTAATCGTAAATCAAAATACTTTATCTGTGTTTCAGCATGTACATCAGTAAAAATTCTATCCTTAAAAGATTCATTACTGATTAACCTTCTACTCTCTCTGCCATATTCTTCATTATTATAGCAAGTAGAACAGCCCTCGATATGTTCGCCATTTAGCATGGCTCTACGTAATTCTTTATAAGAATTACTGTTGTGAATTTCTTCTAGTGAATCTAGACCTAAGTTGAAGGGCTTGCCGTTGTCTTTAGTAATATGTTCATTGCTTACACAACATGGACGAACAGACCCATCAGGGTCTGTGGTTATTCCTAACCAAGCCAATGTGCAATAACTTTTATTCACTTAACTTTTGATTCCAATAAGCACTTGAATTTAGCCAATCAAAATATGCTTGAAAGCCTTCTTCTACATCAATCTTAGGATCATAGCCAAAGTCATGTTTGGCTGCATCAATATTCAATGCACCTCGACTAGGGAAGTCAATGTCTTTATCTCTAACATTGATCGAACCCTTGCCTACAATCTTAACTGCTAACTCTGCGGCTTCAAGCAATGTTCTACTATGACTTTTTGTAATGTTATAAGTTTTGTTATATGTATTCTCACTTAGTGCCGAGGCCACGATACCGTCAGCGGCATCGGTAACATAGGTGAAGTCGAGGGTTTCTCCGGCTCCATTAACATTAAGCACTCCTCCACGCATAGCAGTGAGCATAAATTTTGCAATGACTCTATCTTCAACGTCAAGTGGGCCGTATACAGCACTAGGACGAATAATAGTATGGTTAAAATAACCTCGGCGCGAGTAATCTTTGACAAGCCATTCTCCTGCTAATTTCATAATGCCATATTGGCCTTGGGGTTTGCACACAGCATCTTCTGTTACATCATCAGTAAAGTCACCATAGACCATACTAGAACTAATGTAGACAAACTTTTTTACTTCAAATCGTTTACTAAGTTCAAGCAAGTTCAACAAGCCTTCGCTCATTACTTTACTACCCCAAACAGGATCTGCATTCACTACTTTCTGTCTAGGGAAACTTGCCATATGAATTACAGTGTCAAACTTTTGACCTGCAAATAACCACTCCATATTGCGCTTATCACAAATATCATATTTGTAGTTTATTGTTTTCTTAATCTTTTTAGAACGTTCTGAAATTAGATACTTGACCTCATCTACTGGAATAATTCCATAGTTCGTCTGAGTATCAACAATTGTTACGTCATGCCCTAATTGTTCAAGTCTATGTACTACATTGTGGCCTATAAGTCCTAAGCCGCCTGTTACTAAAATTTTCATTTGTTTGTTTCCAAGTACCAGTTAGCCACTCTAAGCATGGCTTCTGCATGTTCTTTGCTTTTTGGAAGAGTGATTGATTCACCTTCATTGACCTTGCGATATTCTTCTAGCACCGTAGCAAAATTATGGTCAAAGATTTGTGCCATATCGTTGAATAGTGCCTCACGCTCACGCTCTGTCATACCCGAGTTAAGTGTGTACATTCTGTCATCTTCGCTGATTACAAGCCCATAATCATGGCGAAAAGTCATGCACATATTATTGATGATTTGTTCTCTAGTCATTCGTATTTCAACTTCCAAAATGTATAGTTCTTAGGTGATAGATATGCACGAATTGTATATCTATATCCCATACTACTATGGTCTATTTCACGATGCCAACTGGGTGTCGGTGCAGAGTTTTCCATAACCCATTTACCTTCTTCACTTTGTTGCCATTCGTATATGGGTTGTGCTACATATAAGTCAGGATCCTCAACATCACTCATTCGAATGGTGTGTACTATAACAGAATAAGTTTTCTGTTCATCAGACTGCCATATTGGCTTTAATGGTTCCATGACTTTCATAATTAACTAATTGTACATCATTCATAGTGAACTTGTCAATATCTTTTATTTCCGAATTCAACCATAATGTAGGATTAGGGTATGCTTCACGTGTTAATTGTTCCTTGACCTGATCGATGTGATCTTTGTAGATATGCGTATCACCTGTGCTAATGATTAACTCACCTACAGTATAACCGCACACCTGTGCTAACATATGCGTAAGCAATGCATAACTTGCAATGTTGAAGGGTAATCCTAAGAATACATCCACACTACGTTGATACATGTGACAACTTAGTTTGCCACTCTTACTCACATAATATTGACTCATAACATGACATGGAGGCAGTGCCATTTGATCTAGTTCTCCCACATTCCATGATGAAAGAATATGCCTGCGTCCATTTGGATCGTTCTTCAATCCTTCGATAAGGTTATTGAGTTGATCCACTTCAAGTTGATCTACTGCTAGTCGTGTGCCACCTTTGTGTGCAGGACCCATGTCTTTTTCAATACGGTACTTGTTCCAATGTCGCCATTGTACTCCGTATACACGCCCTAAATCACCTTCGAATTGTGCTTTAGGTTTCCAGTAAGGTGCTTGTGCATTAGGTGTCCAAATAGTAACTTTACCTTCTGGGTCACCGTGTGTAATCTCTGCTAACCTACGTTCATCACTACTGCCTTCGATGAACCATAGTAGTTCGCCAACGCATGCTTTCCATGCAAGTTTCTTAGTAGTGATTGCAGGAAAGCCTTCTGTTAAATCAAAACGCAGTTGACGACCAAATACACTATATGTGCCTACACCAGTGCGGTCGTCTTTTTCTTCTCCGTTATTTAAAATGTCTTGTAATAAATCGTGATATTGTTTCATGTGTTAAATCCTAAATGACCACAGCGATGTGCCGGGATATAATGTTACTTTTTGATTCAGTCTTTTCTCTAATTCATTAATATTATTTTCTACATCTGTGTGTAGATCACGCTCATCTCTATGATAATCATGACCACATATAATACTGTTAGGTTTCATATACATCATCATTAGATTGATAGCATCGATATCATCAGGATTTTTATGATTACTGTCTATAAAGAAAACATCTACTAATGGACCATGATAGGTAACCTTTCTAGGAAATCTACCTATGATAGGAATAATGTTAGTACAGTCCTTTGTGTTTTCTAAAAATTCATCATACCATTTGTTATGCAAATCTATACAGTAAACCTTGACACTAGGATGACAAGATTTTGACCATGCATATGAACTTTTACCTTTATAAGATCCAAACTCAACAATGGTGCCGTTCTCAGGTACCATTGATGCCCATTTTTCTATTTGCATAAGTTCTGATTCTACCATGAATCCGTCAATATTCAAATCGTACATTACTTTCTCTTCCAAATTTGATATTCATGGTCAGGAAATACTTCATTGTATATATTGACAAAATTGTTTTCTAAGTATAACAAATCAATAAATGTATCACAAGTATAGTGGTCATATACCTTTGTTAAATGAACTTCGTGTATCTTATCCCAACTACTATTAATTAGTTGGGCACCGCCGATAATCCATGCATCATCAGTAATGTCATCAATAGTCATTGTTGTGAATGCATCGTTAGGAAGATTAATCATCAGTTTTGAAGTGATGATTAGATTTGTTCTGTTTGGTAGTGGTTTCTTGGGAAGACTTTCCCATGTATTGCGTCCCATGACAATTATACAATCATCAGTAAGACGTTTAAATCTTGGCAAATCGCCCTGAATGTTACTCCAGGGCAATTTATTTTTATAGCCTATACCCCCATCAGGGTCACATGCTACGATAAGTTTCATAATCCATTCAATAGTTTATCAGTTTCAGGCTGTACTGTCTCTGCAATGCTTTGAACATTAAGAATAAACTCAATGCTCACGACCTCGTCATCAAGTTCATTTAGTTTGCGACTAACAACTTCCTCAACTTGATCGGGG